AGAAGAAGACGCAATTGAAAATAAGGACATCACCGTTGTTGTGAATTACGATGACGGAACGCCTTGGCCTAATGTGCTTCAAGACTTCTTGTTCTTCTTAGAAGCAACAGGGTATGTAGGTGTACGTGATAAGGTACGCATTGAGTATTCCCCGTTCCGTGAGGGAGGATGGATTGGAGACTATTACGACAGCGAGGAAGAAAAAGAAGGACGTGCTACAGGGTGGGGAGAAAACGATGAAGATACTAGTAATTCCTGATACCCAGTGCAAGCCAGATACGCCTACCAAGCACCTGACATGGGCAGGGAAGGCTATCTGTGACTACAAGCCCGACATTGTTATACACCTTGGAGACCATTGGGATATGCCAAGCCTCTCAAGCCATGACAAAGCAGGTAGCAAGTATTTTGAAGGGAAACGCTACCTAGCAGACATAGAGGCTGGTAATGTGGGCATGGAAGCCCTCCTAGCCCCTGTTAAAGCCATGCAGAAGGTACAGAAGGAAAGCAAGCATAAGGTGTATAAACCTCGTATGGTGTTCTTGAGAGGAAACCATGAGAACCGCATTGTACGAGCCATTAATAACAACCCAATGCTAGAAGGACTGATGACGTATGACCATTGCAATACAAAAGATTGGGAAGTACATGACTTTCTCAAGCCAGTGTTTATTGCTGGTGTTGGGTTTTCTCATTATTGGCCTGTGGGTGCAATGGGTCGTCCTGCCGCTTCTCCTGCTGCAATTATTAGTAAGCTACATATGTCGTGCGTGGCGGGACATCAACAGGGAAAGCAAATAGCATATGGAAAACGAGCTGATGGTAAGCCTATTTGTGCTATTGTTGCTGGTAGCTATTATCTACATGACGAAGATTATATGGACAATCTTTCTAACAGGCATTGGCGAGGACTAGTTGTCCTTAATGATGTGCATGATGGTGGGTTTGATGAGATGTTATTGTCTATTGAATACTTAGAGAGGAAGTACAAAGATGAATAAACAAGAATTTGCTAAGATAGTACAGGCATGGGCTGACGGTCAAGAAGTTGAGTTTCGGTATTTGGGCAGTAAAAGCAAAGGTTCATGGATTACAGAAGAAGATGCACCAAATTGGGATTCTGAGCTAGAATATCGAATTAAGCCTAAAGAAATCACCACAATGAGGTTTGCTTATGTACGCCCTGATTCCTTTGAAAGCAGCAATATGCAAAACGATGCCGACAACTTGAAGCTAATTTTTACTAATGGTGTCTTAACCAAAGCAGAGGTAATTTAATGACTAAAAACGAATATAAAGAGAGCTGCTCTAAACTAGGAGTGCCTTACTTTGATGAAGACTATTATGAGAAATCACGAGACTATATCCGTAAAATATTGGAGCAGCCTATGAGTAGTTTTACTCAAGAGATTGAGAAGCCAACATTAGGTGTTAAGTTTGACCGAAACAAGCCTATGTGGTCGTTAGTTCCTCCGGGGCCGATGGAAGAAGTTGTAGAGGTGCTCACCTATGGAGCTAACAAATACAGCCCTGACAATTGGCAGCACGTTGATGACCCTGACACTCGCTATTTTAATGCTGCTATGCGTCACATTTGGGCATGGCGACAAGGAGAGCAATTTGATGCTGAAAGCCATAAGAGCCATTTAGCACACGCTGTGTGTTGCTTGCTGTTCCTGTTGGCTTTTGATGAAGACGAAGAAGATGACAGTGTTGCTTGAAGAACTGAAAGAGAAGCTAGAAAGGCTTGATGAGGTGTCCTTGCTGGAGCTGTTGAATGTTTCTAGCAAGGACTTAATCACCGCATTTGCGGAGATTATAGAAGATAATATGGACAAGTTTTTAAAGGAAGTTGAATGACCGAATTTCGTAATAGTTTTGCAGAGAATGTGTTTCGTTTCAAGTATGCCCAAGGGCCGGGAGACACATGGGCTAAGTTGTCAGAGCGTTTAGTTGAAGACGTATGTGGAAGCCGTGAAGGTACAATGTCCACTCTTATGTCAGAAACTGACCGTAAACATCTGACACAATATATCAAGGAAATGAAGTTTCTGCCCGGAGGTCGTTACCTGTACTACGCAGGTCGTCCGTTCAAGGCATATAACAACTGTTTCCTGCTTCGTGCTGAAGAAGACACACGAGAGGAGTGGAGCAACGTTACATGGCGAGCAATGAGCTGTTTAATGACAGGTGGAGGCATTGGTATTGACTATAGCCGCCTACGCCCTTCAGGGAAGGCTTTGAGCCGTACAGGAGGCACTGCCAGCGGCCCTATTCCATTGATGAACGCTATCAATGAGATTGGACGTAATGTAATGCAGGGAGGAAGCCGTAGGTCTGCCATCTATGCTAGTCTTAATTGGCAGCATGATGACATTCAGAAGTTTCTTACCATGAAGAACTGGAATGAAGACATCAAGGCCATGAAGCTAAAAGATTTTAATGCTTCTGCCCCCTTGGACATGACTAACATTTCAGTGAATTATGATGATGCCTCGTTAGTAGGTGGTCTTGAGAACAATGCTGTGTTTAAGCAGAATGTACGACAAGCTATGGAGACAGCAGAACCGGGCTTTAGCTTTAACTTTGGGGATAAGCAGAATGAAACGCTTAGAAACGCTTGCACTGAGGTTACGACAGAAGACGATAGTGACGTTTGCAATTTGGGGTCAATTAATATGGGCAACATCAAGAATTTGGAGGAGTTCAAGCACGTTGTGGAACTTGCCTCTAAGTTCTTGGTCTGTGGTACACTCCGGGCTGATTTACCCTACCAAAAAGTATATACAGTTCGTGAGAAAAATAGACGACTTGGACTTGGACTTATGGGAATCCACGAATGGCTCCTTAAGAAACGATATTCATATGAAGTGACCCCTGAGCTTCGTAAGTGGTTAGAGGTATACCGAGATGAAAGCAAACGAGCAGCAGACGAACATTGTGACCGATTCTTCATTAGCCGACCAGCAGCTTACAGAGCTATTGCG